TAGAAGACCCCCCCCCTTGTTTTTCTGGTTCCATGCTGCTACACTCCGCCCATCTTTTTGGAGTGCCTTTTTCCTCCATGACTCTTTACATCGACCCTGACAAGACGGTTCCGTACCCCGAGAGTACCGAACCCGAGGAAGCCCCGACTCTGCGCGAAAACATGCAGATCGCTGCCAACACCGCCGCTGTGTTGAAGGGGCTCGGTGCACACTACGACGAATCTCCCACGGACCAAGCGGACGCGGATGCCGTGTTTCAAGACTTTGCCAAGCGGGCAGAGCGGGAGTATCGGGACGCGATGGAGGTAGAGGGATCAGATAGAGTGGCGGGACCAGCGGGCGTAGAAGCCGTGCCCAAAAGAGGCGTCGGTCGCCCAAGGACCAGACCCCTCAAAGAAGATAAGCCTCCTAAGAATTCCTCTCTTCTCGAGCGAGTGTCCGTCGCCGAACGAATCGGCACGATGTTGCAAGAGTACAACAGTCAGTTTGTTGCAGACGCGGCGGAGCTTAGGTTAGTAGTGACTAACAAACTGCTGGACCTCGCCGGTTGCGGAGACCCGCGTATTGAGATCAAAGCCGCTGAAATGCTGGGCAAGATTTCAGACGTTGGGCTGTTCTCCGAGAAGACCGAGATTACGGTTACGTACAACAACGTGTCTGATCTGGACGAGGCGATCAAAGACAAGATCAGAAAGATGATGCGGCTGCATGCCGTAGATGTGCCAACTCTTGAGATTGACGTCGACAAAGTGCTGGGTCTTGAGCGCGAAACAACTCTGGTCGAAGACATAGAAGCAGCCCGAGAGATTTCACCCGTGGCCGAACCACCTCAGGAGAGTGCCGGTGCGTGAACAACAGACCGACATCCTTGACCCTGAGTTCAAAATGCTGCTGGCGCAGCTAGATAAACTGCCCGACTCCAAAAAGATGGTGATCCTCCAAGATTTGGAGCGCCGCGAGAAAATGCTGGAGAAGGAACGTGCCCGAAATACGTTCATGGGGTTCGTTGAGAGAGTGTGGCCAGAGTTCATCAGCGGGCGTCACCACAAGATTATGGCTCAGGCGTTTGAGCGGGTCGCACGGGGTGAGTGCAAACGGCTCATCATCAACATGCCGCCCCGCCATACGAAGTCAGAATTCGCAAGTTACCTCCTGCCAGCATGGTTTCTAGGTAAATACCCTAACAAAAAGATCATCCAAAGCTCAAATACGGGCGAATTGGCCGTGGGTTTTGGTCGAAAAGTGCGAAATCTGGTCGATACAGAGGTCTACCGCGAGATTTTTCCGGAATTGACGCTCCAACAAGACTCCAAAGCCGCTGGACGATGGAATACCAGCAAGGGTGGTGACTATTTTGCCATTGGAGTCGGTGGAACTGTAACCGGAAAGGGTGCAAATGTGCTGATTATTGATGATCCGCACTCAGAACAGGAAGCTGCACTGGCCGCAAGTAACCCAGAAGTGTTCGATAAGGTGTATGAGTGGTATACCTCCGGCCCAAGGCAGCGTTTGCAGCCGGGCGGGGCAATTGTGATCGTTATGACGCGGTGGGCGCAGCGGGATTTGACCGGTCAGGTGCTGAAAGCGGCCCATAACAGGGGTGGTGAGCAGTGGGAAGTGATTGAGTTCCCTGCCATCATGCCCTCGGGCAACCCCGTGTGGCCAGAGTTTTGGTCGCTGGGTGAACTTGAAGCGCTCAGGATGGAACTGCCCAACAGCAAGTGGCAGGCGCAGTATCAGCAGAACCCAATTGGCAACGAGTCTGCGATTGTGAAGCGGGACTGGTGGAAATGGTGGGAACAAGAGCGTCCGCCAGAGTGTGAGTACATACTTCAGTCGTGGGACACCGCGTTTGAAAAGACCCAACGTGCCGACTATTCAGCGGGCACGACGTGGGGGGTATTCTACAACGACGAAGACCACAGTTTGCCCAACATCATCTTGCTCAATACGTACAAGAAGCGGGTTGAGTGGGTGCAGCTTAAAAAAGATGTGTTCAATGAGTATGAAGAGTGGGAGCCTGATAGTGTGATTGTTGAGAAGAAGGCGACAGGTGCACCGCTGATCTACGAACTACGTGCGATGGGGATTCCGGTGCAGGAGTACACGCCCAGTAGGGGCCAGGACAAGATTGCCCGTTTGAACTCTGTCTCGGACATAATTGCGTCAGGTAAGGTGTGGGTGCCACGGACTGCTTGGGCCGAGGAATTGGTCGATGAGGTAGCAGCATTCCCGTCGGGCGAGCATGACGACTTAGTTGATGCTACCACTCTTGCGCTGATGCGCTTCCGCCAGGGGGGATTCTTAAGATTGCCTACTGATGAACCGGAAGAACAGAAATACTTTCGCCGCCGTAATGCGGTGTTTTACTAAAGGTAAAAAATGGCAACGAACATGATGGACAAGGGTATGTATGCAGCCCCTATGGGTTTAGGGGTGGACAGCATGGAGCCCGATCTGGAGATTGAGATTGAAAATCCCGATGCAGTTACTCTCAGTGACGGCAGTATGGAGATCACTCTTGAAGCAGGGGATGATAAGGAAGCTGGTGAGTTTGGCGCAAACCTTGCCGAGGAGATGGATGACGGTGAGTTGGCCAATTTAGCTAGTGAACTACTGGAGCTAGTGGATGCCGACATTGCCAGTCGCAAGGATTGGACTGAGACGTATGTGAAAGGTCTTGAAGTACTGGGGACTAAGTATGAAGAGAGAACAGAACCTTGGAATGGTGCTTGTGGAGTTTATTCGACGGTTCTTACAGAGGCCGCGATTAGGTTCCAGAGTGAGACTATCACTGAGACGTTTCCGGCACAGGGTCCTGTCAAGACAGAAATCATCGGTGCTATAGATAAGTTGAAAGAGCAGGCGGCGCAGCGGGTTCAAGATGACATGAACTTTAAGCTGACTGAAGAGATGCCCGAGTACCGGCCAGAGCATGAACGCATGCTGTTCAACTTGGGGCTTGCGGGCTCGGCGTTCAAGAAAGTATATTTTGATCCGGGCTTGGGTCGGCAGACTTCGATCTTTGTGCCCGCGGAAGATGTGATCATCCCCTACGGGTCGAGTGGTGCGCGGATGGCTGAGCGTGTGACGCACGTCATGCGTAAGACCAAGAACGACATCAAGAAGCTGCAAGTGGCTGGGTTCTACCGAGACATTGATCTGGGTGAGCCGGTGATGAACCACACGGACGTTGAAAAGAAGAAAGCCGAGGAGCAGGGCTACTCAGTTACTGATGACGACCGGTATCAGGTGTATGAGATTCAGGTGGACTGGAACCTCAAAGGGTATGAGGATGAGGATGAGGTAGCGGTCCCGTACATTGTGACGATCGACAAGGGTACACAAGAGGTTTTGGCGATCTACCGCAACTGGGAGGAAGATGATGAGAACTACCAAAAGCGTCAGCATCTGGTGCAATATGACTATATCCCTGGGTTCGGGGCGTATGGCATGGGTCTTATCCACATTATCGGTGGTTACGCCCGTGCTGGCACAAGTCTTATCAGGCAGTTGGTAGATGCAGGTACTTTAAGCAATTTACCGGGTGGTCTTAAATCTAGGGGTTTAAGGGTTAAGGGAGATGACACTCCGATCGCCCCCGGGGAGTTCAGAGATGTGGATGTCCCCTCTGGGAGCATCAAAGACAACATCATGACTTTGCCTTACAAAGAGCCGAGCCAAGTATTGATGGCGCTGCTCAATCAGATCACTGATGAAGGTCGTCGGCTGGGTTCTATTGCTGACATGAAGGTCAGTGATATGAGTGCTCAAGCTCCTGTTGGTACGACGCTGGCGTTGCTGGAGCGGCAGTTGAAGATCATGGGTGCGGTGCAGGCGCGTGTACACAACTCGATGAAGCAGGAGTTCAAGATACTCAAAGCCATCATCAGGGACAACACTCCGAGCCAGTATGACTATGAGCCTGAGTCAGGAGATGCGTCCGCCAAGCAAGAAGACTATGACATGGTGGAGGTCATTCCAGTCAGTGACCCCAACAGCAGCACGATGGCTCAGCGGATCATGCAGTATCAGGCTGTGATCCAGTTGGC